AGTAAATTGAGGTCGCTCCGATGCTCGTCCATTGTGAACCCACAAAACCAACGATATTTGTTGTAAAAATGTTGGCAATATTGGCAGTCACCAAATTAGCAGTAAAAATATTAGCAGATGTGTAAACATTGAGTGTTCCCACGTTTCCTGAAGTGATGTTCGCTGAGGCGGTGTTCAGGGTCACTGCGTTGGCACTGAAAAGGTTAGAAAGTCCCGAAACTGTGAGCTGAGTGACGTTCGCTCCCGTGAAGACATTGAGCGATCCGACGTTTCCTGAAGTGACGTTTGCCGACTCGGTATTCAGGGTCACTACGTTCGCGCTGAAAAGGTTCGAAAGTCCCGAAACTGTGAGTTGGGTGACGTTCGCTCCCGTGAAGACATTGAGTGATCCCACGTTTACTGAAGTGACATTAGCTGAGGCGGTGTTCAGTGTCACTGCGTTGGCACTGAAAAGGTTCGAAAGTCCCGAAACTGTGAGTTGGGTCACGTTCGCTCCCGTGAAGACGTTGAGTGATCCCACGTTTCCTGAAGTGACATTAGCCGACTCGGTGTTCAGGGTCACTACGTTCGCACTGAAAATGTTCGAAAGTCCCGAAACTGTGAGTTGGGTCACGTTCGCTCCCGTGAAGACATTCAAATTGAGAATATTAGCAGTTGCGATATTCGAAGTGATTGTCGCATTTGCTGTTGTTCCGTAAAAAGTTCCTCCCGTAAAGGCGGATCCTGAGAATTCTCCTCTGTGGGTTCCTCCATTAAAATTAGTTCCCGTGAAGGTTGTAGCTGTGATAGATGTGGCGTTCAGGGTTATGATATTGGCGCTCACGAGGTTGCCAAAGGCGATGTTAGCCGTTGAGAGGTATGCTGTTGTGGCGTTCAGGGTTAGGATATTGGCGGTCATCAGATTCGCCAGGCCCAACACGTTCATGGTCGGTTGGGCAGCAATAATTGCTCCTGGACCCAATGGACCCATTGCAGAATGTACAGAGCAGTAGTAATACAACGTGGCTGGTGTGTTACCATCAACAACAATTTGTGTATATGCGCCAGGTGAACCTGGTGTTCCGGTATATGTTACTCCACTTGTATACTCAACACCTCCACCATGAGTACCGTTAGATGTTATAGAAAATCTAAGTGGGTGGCTACCGTTAGTGGCATTAGATTGGTCAAATATATAAGTTCCATTACGAACAAAATTTAGAGTGGGACGGTCAACTCCATCAATCTGATATCTATTTCCACCAGAAATGTTAGCGATAGTAACTGTGAAAGTAGTAGTGGTAGGAAGGACGCCTAGTGTCAGGTAACTCACGTTGATAGTGTTCAGATTTGAGACTCCTGAGACTGACAGAGTTGTTCCCTGGAAAGTCCCTCCCGTAAAGGCAGCTCCCGTGAATCCCGTGGAGGCGGTGATTGTTGTCCCACTTAGTGTGGAACCCTGGAAAGTCCCTCCCGTAAAGGCGGTTCCTGTGAATCCCGTGGAGGCTGTGATGGTTGTCCCACTTAGTGTGGAACCCTGGAAAGTCCCTCCCGTAAAGGCAGCTCCCGTGAATCCCGTGGAGGCGGTGATTGTTGTCCCACTTAGTGTGGAACCCTGGAAAGTCCCTCCTGTAAAGGCGGTTCCTGTGAATCCCGTGGAGGCGGTGATTGTTGTCCCACTTAGTGTGGAACCCTGGAAAGTCCCTCCCGTAAAGGCGGTTCCTGTGAATCCCGTGGAGGCGGTGATGGTTGTCCCACTTAGTGTGGAACCCTGGAAAGTCCCTCCCGTAAAGGCAGCTCCCGTGAATCCCGTGGAGGCGGTGATTGTTGTCCCACTTAGTGTGGAACCCTGGAAAGTCCCTCCCGTAAAGGCAGCTCCCGTGAATCCCGTGGAGGCGGTGATTGTTGTCCCACTTAGTGTGGAACCCTGGAAAGTCCCTCCCGTAAAGGCAGCTCCCGTGAATCCCGTGGAGGCGGTGATTGTTGTCCCACTTAGTGTGGAACCCTGGAAAGTCCCTCCCGTAAAGGCAGCTCCTGTGAATCCCGTACTTGCCGCAATTGTCGTACCGGTGATGGTTGTTCCCTGGAAAGTCCCTCCTGTGAAGGCGGCTCCCGTAAAGGCAAGCGAAGCAATTGACGTGGCTCCGTGAAATGTGCTCCCCGTAAAGTTGGTCCCGCTGATAGAGGTGGCTGTGATCGTGGTTCCTGATAAAGATGTAGCAACCACTGAATCGAACAAAGAACCTTGCAGAACCGTCAGCGCGTACCCCGGACTGCTCGTTGTGTGAATAGCCACATTCCCGTTTCCGTCGATAACCATAGCAATATTACCACTATGCAAGAACTCAGCGACATTACCTGCATCCTGGCTCACGTAAAGTGCTGTCGCTGTTCCATGATTAATCACTGAAAGTGCGTTAGCTGAAAGTGAGTTAGATTGATTCACTGTCGATACTGTGAAATTTCCAGTAACTGACAAATTTGCTACTGTAAGATTTGCAAGTGACGTATTTCCATAATTTATAAGGGTTCCATAATGAATAGAACTTCCCCTAACATTCAGGTCACTCAGGGACGTCGTCCCATATACATTGAGATCAGCAGTGACGTTGCTGTACCCCATCTGTTAATTACTGAGAAATAAACTGGTCGCGTACGCGTTTAATTCCATCACTGAACGCAGCCTTTACACCTGATAAACACTGGTACCCATTCAGGGTCGCGAGGAGACCCTGGGAAATATCATATGCATTTTGCTCCTCCTGAATAATCACAGCCCATATGATCATCTGTTGTTCTTGAGTCAGGGAGTCCCATGATTTTTCAGCCTGTACCCATAGCTCTTCGGCACTCAATTTTAAACTAAAATTAGTCTGGACCCAAGCACACATGTGTTTGTAGGCGGCTCTCGAGAGGGGAGGCTTCGCCTCCCCGTCGGGACCTAAAGTCCCTCTTCCTCGCTCAAAAACATGTATAATTTCCTCTTTGCATAAAATGTGCAACTCATTTTCAATAGTCTCAAGGTAATTCATACTAATTTTAGTTTAAAATTAAAAAATAGTAGAAAGACGCGTCTAAAAAGGCGTGATTGTTAAATATGTACCTCCAGTTGAAGTTGTAGTAGCTTTGATAGTACCGCTTGCAATCATAAATAAATCGAGATAATAGTATTTTGATACATCTGAAATATAAAAAGGAATTTCTATGAGTTCCGTGGGGTTTTGGGTAATCTGGGTCGTGTAGCGGTACATGTACCCCTGGTCCGTTCCGTGAATGTCCGCTACGTTCGAGCCAAGTGCGAGACCAGTTATATTGTCCGAACCTGCAAAGACTGCTCCAATTTTATAAACTCCATTAACTACGAATTGAAAGTTGCCATTTGTGGAGACTCTGATGAGTGTGCTTGTGCCGCTGATTGTAAAGCCGTTGCTGGCTCCGACACTCAAGGGGTAAGTTGTGCCGTACACTGCGCCCGTGTATGGGGTCTGGGTCGCAATGTCACCGGGCAAACTGAAATAGTACCCACCACCTGCACCGAGGGGCGCGCCTATGCTCGAGAATACGTTGCCGGAAACGATGATGTTGCCTGTGAGGTAGGTGTTTCCACTCGAGTTTGCAGGAACTATATTCGATGAGACCGATAGGTTTGTTACGTTGGCAGTCGTTGAGACATTTAGGAAACTCACGTTTGCTGTAATGATGTTCGCACTCAGAATGTTGGCGAGTGTGGTGACTGAAAGCTGGGTAATGTTCGCCCCGGTAAAGACGTTGAGCGATCCCACGTTTCCTGAAGTGATGTTCGCTGAGGCGGTGTTCAGGGTCACTACGTTCGCACTGAAAATGTTCGAAAGTCCCGAAACTGTGAGTTGGGTCACGTTCGCTCCCGTGAAGACATTGAGTGACCCCACGTTTCCTGAAGTGACATTTGCCGAGGCGGTATTCAGGGACACTGCGTTGGCGCTGAAAAGGTTAGAAAGTCCCGAAACTGCGAGTTGGGTCACGTTCGCTCCCGTGAACACGTTGAGTGACCCCACGTTTCCTGATGTGATGTTCGCTGAGGCGGTGTTCAGTGACACTGCGTTGGCACTGAAAAGGTTCGAAAGTCCCGAAACTGTGAGTTGGGTCACGTTCGCTCCCGTGAAGACGTTGAGTGATCCCACGTTTCCTGAAGTGACATTAGCCGACTCGGTGTTCAGGGTCACTACGTTCGCGCTGAAAAGGTTCGAAAGTCCCGAAACTGTGAGTTGAGTGACATTCGCTCCCGTAAACACGTTGAGTGACCCCACGTTTCCTGATGTGACATTTGCCGAGGCGGTATTCAGGGTCACTGCGTTGGCACTGAAAAGGTTTGAAAGTCCCGAAACTGTGAGTTGGGTCACGTTCGCTCCTGTGAAGACATTGAGTGACCCCACGTTTCCTGATGTGACATTTGCCGAGGCGGTATTCAGGGTCACTGCGTTGGCACTGAAAAGGTTTGAAAGTCCCGAAACTGTGAGTTGGGTCACGTTCGCTCCTGTGAAGACGTTGAGTGATCCCACGTTTCCTGAAGTGACATTAGCCGACTCGGTGTTCAGGGTCACTACGTTCGCGCTGAAAAGGTTTGAAAGTCCCGAAACTGTGAGTTGGGTCACGTTCGCTCCCGTAAACACGTTGAGTGACCCCACGTTTCCTGATGTGACATTTGCCGAGGCGGTATTCAGGGTCACTGCGTTGGCACTGAAAAGGTTTGAAAGTCCCGAAACTGTGAGTTGGGTCACGTTCGCTCCTGTGAAGACATTGAGTGACCCCACGTTTCCTGATGTGATGTTTGCCGAGGCGGTATTCAGGGTCACTGCGTTGGCACTGAAAAGGTTCGAAAGTCCCGAAACTGTGAGTTGGGTCACGTTCGCTCCCGTAAACACGTTGAGTGACTCCACGTTTCCTGAAGTGATGTTCGCTGAGGCGGTATTCAGGGTCACTGCGTTGGCACTGAAAAGGTTTGAAAGTCCCGAAACTGTGAGTTGAGTGACATTCGCTCCCGTGAATACGTTGAGTGATCCCACGTTTCCTGAAATGATATTCGCTGAGGCGGTGTTCAGGGTTACTGCGTTGGCACTGAAAAGGTTAGAAAGTCCCGAAACTGTGATTTGAGTCACGTTCGCTCCCGTGAATACGTTGAGTGATCCCACGTTTCCTGAAGTGACATTAGCTGAGGCGGTATTCAGTGTCTGTAAATTGCCTGATAACCCCTGAAAGGTTCCTCCTGAGAAAGCAGCTCCCGTGAATCCCGTGGAGGCTGTGATGGTCGTTCCCTGGAAGGTTCCTCCCGTAAAGGCGGTTCCTGTGAATCCCGTGGAGGCTGTGATGGTCGTTCCCCTGAAAGTCCCTCCTGTGAAGGCGGCTCCCGTGAATCCCGTGGAGGCGGTGATGGTTGTACCACTTAGTGTGGAACCCTGGAAAGTCCCTCCCGTAAAGGCGGTTCCTGTGAATCCCGTGGAGGCGGTGATTGTTGTCCCACTTAGTGTGGAACCCTGGAAAGTCCCTCCCGTGAAGGCGCCTCCGCTAAATCCAGTTGCCGACATCGAACCACCGAGAGTAATTCCTGAAAAATACGCCTGATCTGCGTAAATATTAGTGGTTGTAACTGTGTTTGAGATATATGCATTTCCAAGAACATATAAAGTTGTTGTGAGGCTTGGAGTTGTTGTAATTGTTGGACCCATGTAGACTGGTGCCAGAAGTGACTGCCCCGACGTAGAATACATTTGGAAACGCGTCGTTCCATAATTCACTATCAAAGAATTGGCAAGACTTTGATTTGCAAGAATCATATTTTCACTTGCATCCTTGGTGAGACTCACGCCATTTCCAGCACCTATCGAAGTATCTGAAAGGTTAATTGCGACAGAAGTTGCGCCGGTTGCCCCAATCTCGAGTTGACTTGTTGGAGTTGTCATGTTGAGACCTATCCGACCGGTATTGGTCATCAGGAGAGACCCTGAATCACTCACAAAATTTACTGGATTTTTACCGGTCAGGGCTGTTACACTTAAAGAGTTTGCCGAGACGTTACCCGTTGTTACCGAGTTACTCACCGCCAGATTACTCAAGAGACCTACACTTGTGATATTGGGTTGAGCTGCATTTACAACTGAATCTGCTAAAGGAACAGCGCCGACTATACTGGAAGAATTGATATTGGAAAGACCAGATGCATTTCCAGAAAAGAGCCCTGCGGTGAGTATCCCAGATACTGAAAGGCTTGTTAGGGTTCCCACACTGGTGATGTTCACCTGAGCAGGATTGGTAACCACACCAGCTGTAGCGACAGTTCCCGTCACATTTGCAGCGCGAAGATTCGCAATTCCCGATCCGTCAGAGGTTATTAAAAGTCCTTGGACATTCAGACCAGTAAGCGTTCCCACGCTGGTGATGTTGGGCTGAGCATCTCCTGAGACTACAAGAGCCACGTTCGCCCGTGCTACGTTACCCACCAGGTTGGATGAATTTATGTTTGAAATTCCTGAACCGTTGGAGACTATGACTAAACCCTGGACGTTTAGGTTAGAGAGGATTCCCACACTGGTGATGTTGGGCTGGGCGTTCTGGGTAACCACCTGAGCCGCATAAACAGTCCCAAAAATATTTGATGAATTTATGTTTGAAATTCCAGACCCATTTGAGATGGTTGCCAGACCCTGGACGTTGAGGTTTGAGAGAACCCCCACGGAGGTTATGTTGGGTTGACCGGCAACCGTGACTGACGCCGCAGTTCTCACGGTCCCATTTATGTTTTGAGAGTTTAGGTTTGTGATAGCGTACCCGTCGCCCGAAATTTCTCCTGAAACATCCAGTTTGACGAGAGTTCCCAGACTTGTGATGTTGGACTGGGTATTCCCTGAAACTGTCAGTGCAACGGTCGAGTTTGCCACGTTTCCAGTCACGTTCGACCCGTTAATGTTTGAAATTCCTGAACCGTTGGAGACTATCAGAAGTCCCTGAATATTGAGACCTGTGAGGGTTCCCACACTGGTGATGTTGGATTGAGAAGCCTGTGAAACCACCAGAGCAACGTTCGCCCTTGCTACGTTTCCAGACACGTTCGACCCGTTAATGTTTGAAATTCCTGAACCGTTGGAGACTATCAGAAGTCCCTGAACATTGAGACCTGTGAGGGTTCCCACACTGGTGATGTTGGGCTGGGAAGCTCCCGAGACGACCAGAGCAACGGTCGAGTTTGCCACGTTTCCAGTCACGTTCGACCCGTTAATGTTTGAAATTCCTGAACCGTTGGAGACTATCAAACGTCCCTGAATATTCAGACCGGTGAGAGTTCCCACGCTGGTGATGTTAGGCTGAGAAGCCTGTGAAACCACCAGGGCAACGGTTGAGTTTGCCACGTTTCCGCTAAGACTTGATCCACTGATATTGGAAAGTCCGGAAGCGTTTCCAAAAATATTTGAAGCATAAACAGAGTTCATATTTGAAGTTCCATAGACGTTCAGGGTATTTAGACCAAAAATAGTGACTGTGTTGGCAAAGAGGTTATTAACATTCATGGTTGTGACATTTGCCGTCCCAACCACGAAAAGGTTCGAGCCTGTTGGGGGGTCATTCAAGGTTCCGATAGAGACTCCGTTCGCCGTGGCAATGTTAAAGAGACTGGTGGGTATCCACTGGGTCTGAACATTGACGGCGTTTGTAACAGTTCCATACTGATCAATTATAAGTTGAGGAACGTTTGACGCACCACCATATATACCAGCAACAACTCCCGTTATTGGAAGAACTGTATTACTCAATGTTCCTATGTTTATACTAGATGCATTAATATTGAAAATATTTGATCCATCTCCTGAAAAATAAAGAGCATTTGCATAAGTGAAATTTGCAAGTAAATTGCTTGAGAGAGTAATAGCTTCTACTGTGTTTACATAGAGAATGTTTCCAAAAACAGCTCCACCATTACTTCCTGATACATTTCCAGTATACACAGTAACTGTGACTGGGGAAGCGACAGTTACGGTAGATCCTCCTCCACCTCCACTGCATCCATTCGTGATGCTGTCTCCACCCATGGTTATCTAGCTTTTACCGAGATTATTATGAGTAAACCAAGAAGAGCAGCACCGGCTATTAAAATTATTTGCATCTTTTGGTCGTTCCCTGAGTCCCACGGGACTGGCTGGGGGAGACTGAGTGGTCTACTAGGGTCCTCATCTGGTACATGGACAGTTTTGAAACGTAGGATGAACATGTTCCTCCCAAGATCAATAGGTGGACTGAAATTATTATCAACAAAAACGTTCCCGTTGTTTGGCTGGCGCCATGTGATTGTCAGACGGTCCAGTTTGTCGATGCGTGAAGGAAAATCTTGGAGGATTCGGTAATTTGCGTTGTAAAATTCACCATTATTCACCACATTTGACGATGAGTAAATGTTTCCGAATGCATTGGTAGACGTCTTCACTGGAATTGTGGCAAATGAGCCATAAAAAGCGTTGGCAGTCGGGACGGTTTTCACGAGCGCATCGGCGATGAGATTTCTTGGGGTCCTGAGTTCTGTTATATCCAAAGTCAGATACTGCGAACTGTACACGTTCGGCAACATTGCCGAAAGAACCTCAACCTTGATGATATTCTGGATGGGGGTCGTCAGGTACAGAGTATATGAATTTGAATTTGGAAAAAGGGTTTGATTCCTGTTATCGGAATCGACATAGACTGTGTAGTCCATTTAATACTTGATTAGTATTTATTTACATGATTGGTAAACCCACACGATCAGGGTACAGGCACACGTTGGGCTTGGAGCAGGTAATCCGGAGAGTCATGTAGGTCGGACCACCGACAAAGTCATTCAGGTTCCCGATCGCCGTGTAGATGTTGACGGTGAATTTCTCAATTTGACGAATTGGCTCTATAAACGGAGTCTCGGCTGGGAAAAAGTCATTTATCGTAAATATCGTTCGGTGACTCGTTATGGAACCTTCTTGGGTTGGAATAAACAAGACGGAGGTTGCGAGCTGTCCCACGTTATTTGCTGTGATCAGAGATGCTGCACCTTCCGTCGATATATTTCCTGCAACCTGAAGTCCGTATTGAATATTTGTTCTGTCATTAAACTTGGACTTGAGTTCCTCAATATTCAGATAATATCCGCCTGATGAAGTCACGGGAGTGTTGGCATTCCCATGGAATGAAAGTGACAGGATCTCAGCTTTGATGACGTTTCGCAAAGGGATGTTCATGTAGCCGACGAAGCTCGCATTTGAGCTGGCACCGACTGAATCAACACGGATCGTGTACACCTCAGTGTCGCACATATTACTTTAATCTTCTATTTTTTTAGAGTCTACTTCTCCAGCAGGGAACCGCCGACGCCGCCGGCAATGGTATAGTCGCGCATCTGGTCACGGACCATGGAGGAGCCGCCGCACAGACCACCTGGGGTCAGACCCACGGTGTAATAGTCAGAAGACTCCGAGGGACCTGGCACACAGTCTACACGATCCTTCAGGGAGAAGATGTCACCGTTCGTCTGGCGAGCGGCTGGACCGGCATTCACCAGCAGGGGGGAGGGCTCGTAGCCGCTCTTGCTCCCCTGGACAACCAGAACCAGGATAGCCACGAGCAGACCAACGATGATGGCGTGGATGAGCATTTTTCCAAACTTGATCTTCATTTGTATTTTATGAATATTATTTTCGGGCGCGTTAAAGGCATCTGACATCATTTCTCTAAAAGTATTAGGATGGCTGATGTATCTTTTGAAACTAACGGGGGACAAACTATGAATTTAAATGATGAGGAGACTGCTCTGCTGGATGAAATTTCTATTCAGCCTGCTGAGAGGAGAATTCCTCTTAAAGCCAGACCTTCACGCCCAAGCCCTTTTGCAAAGCGTGCAGCTGGAGTAAATCAAGGTATTTCCCAAGACGAGGGGCTGGATATGTTCATGAATCCTGGTAAGCGTACGGCGCCTGCAGCTCCAATTGTTGAGGAGTATGATGGCGGCGAGGAGGAGTACGAGGATGATCAGCAGCAGGAGGGGGGTGGCAGTTATGGACCACAGGTTCCTTCTGAGGGATACAAGACGATCGAGGACGAGAAGGCTGACCTGCTGAACAAGATTTCCAGACTTTCCAAGAAGGGGGTTGCAACCAGTGCCCGTCTGACTATTTATTCAGACATTGATGAGATTCGCACAGAGTACAAGCGGATGACGTACGGCATCGAGGTTGATCGCTCGGTCAAGTTTCAGCGTCGCATGCTGGTGGCTTGCGTGACGGGTCTGGAGTTTCTGAATGACAAATTTGACCCATTCGACCTGGAGCTGAACGGTTGGTCTCAGAATATGATGGAGAATGTTGATGATTATGACGGAGTATTCGAGGACCTTTACAACAAATACAAGACCAAGGTGAATGTCGCACCAGAGGTGAAGCTCATGCTGATGGTTGGAGGATCAGCAATGATGTTCCACCTGACCAACTCGATGTTCAAGGCGGCTGTGCCGAACGTTTCTCAAGTTGTGAGGCAAAACCCAGACCTGATGCGCAACATGGTTGATGCGGTTCAGCGTAGCCAGCCACAGCAGCAGTCCGGCTTTGGTTCCCCTGTGAATGACGGTGGGCGCCGTGACATGAAGGGACCGGGTATGGATTTCGGCTCTTTGATGAGCATGATGGGTCCTCCCCCAGCTATGATGACGCGTCCAGGAAATCACGGAGGTGACGACGAGTCCGTCTCCGACATTGTGTCTATCGACGCAGGCGGCGACCCCGATACTCGTGAGGTTAACCTCAGCACAGACAAGAGGAAGCGTGGACCCAAGGCGAAGAAGAAGGAGGTTTCTATCTAAATAAATTATTTGTATTAAGTAATGGGATTGGCTTACGCGCCAATTAATGATGAGTTGTCACACAGACCACCAGTCTATAAACGGGAAATCCCGTCCATTCAAAAACCAGTTATGGATAACACGGAGTGTAATTACATCGTCATGTTTTTCGTAGCTGGGGTATTTTTAATGGGTTTTGTTGATTCAATTCGCAAGTAGGAGGGGACCTACAAGAACAAGCATTTCCCAGTTTTAACAATTGGCTTTTCTTCACCGACTATTTCAAATCCACCTTCCCTATAAATCTTGAGTCGCTTGTTGTACATGCTAAAAAATACAGACCATTGGTCAGCAATATCAAAAATCAAAGGATCGTTCAATTTTCCTTTGGTTTCTCTCATAATTCGTCCTATAGATTGTTTAATATCAGACCGTGGGGTTGCTAAGATGACCGTGTCGAGCACAGGAATGTCCAGTCCCTCGTGAGCAAGCTGAAACGTTGCAATGACCACTTGCTTTTTAGCAGATTCATTCAATTCAGACTCTTTCATGCCTCCGATGTACAAGCCAGCCTTAGAGCCAATTTTGTTGAGTAAATCAAAGCAATGTTCACGCCGATCAGACAGTACAAGTACGCGCCTATTCTCGTTCAGCGCTTCGTGAACCGTGTTGACGATGAGAACGTTCCGATTATCGAGTTCAGTCAGGAGGGTAGTCATGCCAGCCATGTTAATCTTCCCAAAGCGCGTTACGGGTGGAGCCTCCTTGAAGGCATCACACGCATATTTCAGTGTCCGAACCTTCGTCGTCCCCTGATTGACCCGCTCAACACGGAAGAACTCGGCACCGAGGAACCAGTACAGGAGTCGTGTAAGTCCATCCTTCCGTTCTGGTGTGGCTGTGAGACCGAGCGTAAACCGTGGACAAATTTTAAACATAAATTGAGAAAAAGCTGGAGCGCCGATATGGTGCGCCTCATCTACAATGAGAAGACCGACTGAATCAAAAACTTTAGGTTCAAATTCCCTCATGCACATGGTTTGAATCAAAGCAATGACGAAATCCTTTTCAATATCGAACGTGTCGCCCTGAACTCGCCCGATGGTAGCCGCTGGACAAAACTCCTTGATTTTATCGACCCACTGATTTGCCAAAAACTCCTTGTGAACCACAATCATGGTTCTGACTTTTAGTTGTGCCGAAAGAGCCAAGGCGACTGTAGTCTTGCCATAGCCGCACGGTAGCGAGAGGACACCCCCGCCTTTTTCACGAAAGGCTTGAACTCCTGCATCGAGAGCTTCTGGTTGACGTGTCGCCTCTCGTAATTTTCCAACAAAATTGATGCCGTGAGCAACAGAAGGATCTTTTCTGGAATCTGTGGTGGGCACCCCGAACCGCTCGCAGCCATAATACCTCGGGACAAGAATTGACCCATCTTTACCGACCCTAAAGACTTTGAAGGAGGGGGATTGAATCCCCAATGCATTCTCTATAGGTCTTACAGTGAGTTCCTTTTTAATATCAGATGAATTTTGAACTAAAATTGAAAATCCCTGACGAGTGATAGCACTGAACATTTTCTTACTCAATATAAGATGTCAACCTTTAACCCTTCAAACGGGTGTATTCTTTCTTCGAGTCAGGGTACTGTCTGTCCATTGGATCCAAATTATTCTAATGTTCTGGGTGAAGCTGAGAAGTCTGGATATATTAAGTCAGTTGGGAGTATAATGATCAGAGGTAGATTAAATAGTCCCATAACTGCAGTAACTTCGAATGTACCTGCAATTCAAAATTGGAGTTTTCCATATATGAACGCAAGTGCAACTGTGTATACTGATGCAAATGGAAACTCCAGTTTTGCATTTAAAAATGATCCTCAAGGAATTATTAAGCTTGTTCCTGGGGGTTCACAAGCAATTCCTATCGAGGAAGCTGTGAACGAAACAAGTTCCACCACTCAACAAAGTTCATCAGGAGGTATTTTAGGTTTTATTTGCTGGTGCCTTTCATGCATGTCAAGCATAGGTTTCGTATGTTTGATAGGATTTATAGTGTATATGGCACTTAAAAAACAACCTTAAATTTCTTTTATGGAAAAAAGCACTTGGTGTTGAACACCCTCCCAAGTTTTAATATCTATGTGAACTTCGACATTCAGCCCCACCCCCATCTCTTGAACCGTCTTGTCCCCAAGAACTTTACACATGATTCGCCCGTATCTAAATGGAACCTTGACTCGACCGAGTCCCTCAAGTTCCATGTATTTGCGCCCCTCCCAGTCGTACATGGCTCTTTGGATTTTCGTTTGCATTTTATATTAAACTAAAAATCTTTTTATATTATAGAATGCCGACTCAACAATGTCGCTACGAATATAATTACGACTATGAGCAGGATGTACAGGTATGCGAGGATGTTTATACACAAGAAGAAATCGATGCTTCGAATGCCCTCGCAGCTCAGCAGGCAGCATCTGTTGCGCCGCCGCCCGCCGCATCAGATGCCATTTGTGCTGCTCAGGGAAAAAATTACGTGTATTACCCTGCTGAGGGTATGTATGACGATGGAAGATACGAGGAAACTAGGGCAGCTTATGGTGAGTGTGTTGATCGACCTGGACGCAGTTGTGAGGATGATGGAAAAGTTACAGTATATCAGTACGGTGACTCATATGTAGATAGTTACGATCAGACCATCGAAGGCGGTATTATAGGGTCTTACTGTGAATGTCCTACGTACGGGTGCATCGGTGAAAATCAGCCTTTACCGTCACCGGCAAGCGGCTGTGCAGCTCCAGTGTGTTGCGAAGGCTTGACAAATCAGGGTGGTACATGCAAACCACCCGCAGGAACCATAACCGGGACTTATACAACCACATATATGGCATCGGGACCTGGAGTTTCATTTACTGTCAAAGAGACGTGCAATCAAAAGAGTACATGCGATGATGGGTACCAAGATGTCGGTACATATAATTCAGTATGCTATGAGCGAAAACAAACAATTAGCAAACCCCGAATTAGCGCTGCCGGGAAGGTTTGTGCCGAGCCAAACCCCGCAAGTAAATGTCCAACAAATATCGGACGTGTTGCAAGTGGAAAATATACGTCTGCAACCGGAGGAGCAGCTCAAGGTATTGACAATGTGAGCGGTGTTCGTCTCCAGTGCACTTATTCAACCGTCACAAATCCTTTTGATCAACAAGCTACAAGTGCATTCACTGGACCCGGTGCATCTGATTTGGCAACCATAAAAGATGCATGGTGCTCCCCAAAGACTTATGCAGATATGGCAAACGGTCCATGTGTAGGATTTTATACATCCAGAGGAGATTATGACCTTCAACAAGTTATTAGAATTCAAAGTGAAAATCCAACCGGAGGCTGGGTAAATAACAGTCAATATCTGGCGATTGTTCAACAAGTCGCTACGGGTGGAACTACAAATGTGGCTAAACAATCTGCTCAAGGTATGATTGCGGCTTACTGTATGACACAAAATCCAAGTGGGTGGGCGGACAATACTACGATCCGGGCTATTATAAACAGTTGGGCTCTCCAGAATGCGGCAAACATAGGAAATGATTGTCAATTGCTTGCTACGGGAATTGTTAGTCAATTTTGTAGAACAAACCCTACATCTTCATCTTCCCACTGTGATTGCTATAATGCTACACAATTCGGTACAAATATATTCACCGCGTGTCAAGGAAACACAACGGGTGCATGCACAGATATTAACAACCTTGCTAAATCTTTTGCAGTGGCACCTCCCTTATTTGCACCCCAAATTGCTACACTAAAATCATACATCACCCCTAACTGTGCGGTCGGGGCGTGTGTGAGCGCAGCGACAAGTGCTACGTCAACATATCTTCCACCAAGCCCACTCACTCAACTTAGATGCGATTCATCCATATCTCTGTGCCTTCAGAGCGTCAAAGTGGGTGGAAGCGTTGCACCCGGCGCAACTATTAACCAAAATTGCTCAACGACCATCGGAATCGGTGGAACGGTTCCGTCAGCAAATGCTCCATCAACAAACCAAGGTTTCCAGAATGCACAGGCTGTTCAGGCAAACGCAAATGCACCTGGAGGAGGGACCCTTGCTGTAGTGTCATCCCCCGGAGCGTCGAGTACTCAAGTAGCTACTACTGGAACTCCTGGGGGAGGTCTTCAGCAGACTGTTACGAGTAACACACCTGTGGGAATAGGGTCATCTGGCGGACCCGTGTCTTACACTTCACCCGCGCCTGCGACCGCGCCCACACCTGCGTCTGTGTCTGTGCCAATAGATGATACGCAAAGGAGATACGTATTAGCTGCTGGCGGTGGTCTTTTGGGACTTTTGTGCAGTTGTTTATTTATCGTATTTTGTTTTATAATTGGAATAATGATTTTTGGAGGGGGTAACAAACCGGCGGCTCCGCGCGTCGTCCCATTGACTGCTTACGGGCTTTAACTGGAAGCTGATTTGGGTCCGAACATCATGTAAGCGAGAAAAGCTGCACCTCCAAAACACATGAGTACACAAATCAAGCAAATGACGGCTCCAACGGCTCCGAAAGATGAAAACATATCTGTAAGGCTTGCAATAGGGTTGAGACTCTTGGACTCAGCGTCTTGATCGACTGTGGTACTGGTTGTTGTTTCGCTATCCATACCTCCAAGTTGCTCGGCAATTTGAGTAACAATATTGGTCGCAAGTACATTTGCGCAGAAATTCTGATCTATACGGATAGGACCGTAACAGCTTCCTTTAATCTTTACAAGACCATTCTGCTGACCCATAACCTCTGATGTCATGGATGAGTAAGTCTCGTCCGTGAGGTTCTGGTTTACAATATTCTGAATATTTTGGGTCACGCTCGTGTCTGTAGCTGTCGATGATGATCCACCCATAGTCGTCGCAGTTGCTGTTGCAGACTGATTTGCGGCATTTGTGAGATCATTTGTTATATGGCTGCGAAGATCAGAAACTGTAGATCTGCTAAGATTTACACCCACCTGAGAAGAGATGTCAATTACTTGAGAGAGATTGATACTACACCCAGGTTTCATATCACCGCCGATATCTACCTCAGCTGACTGGAAAGCTAGGACCGAGGAACTCGCGCTTGTACTATTTCTCGTAATAAAGTTCGAGGTCGATGATACTAAAGAATTAAAAGTCGTGTTAAAACTTGTTGTTGCTGCTGCACTCTGGTCGCATGGCCACAACACGTCGCACATTATTAATATATAAACAGTAAAAAATTACTGGCAACAATAGTGCTTTTCACACCCGGCACCAGCACTCACGGCATTTGGGTACTTCGAAGCCGTCTGTTGACAAGTCAGATTATCTGGAAACATCATTGCAACAGTTGTTTTAGGGCGGACAAAACATGTACGCCCCTCTGGTACTGGGGTGGGAGTGCAAGATCCTGGGGACAGCTCATCAGCAAAGCTCTGACGCTTGAAAAGAAATACGGTAAATAGCACGAGAACGAGAGCCGCGATTATAAAGTCCTCCATTTATATCTTGTAAGATTATAAAATGAACAACCTCATCATTTACGGTCTCATTGCTCTCGTCGTTATCCTCATGCTTTACAAGGGCAGAAGTTACTTTACCCCAGGTCAGTCCCCAGCACCAGCACCAGCTGCTGGCGCCCCAGCACCCCAGTGGAAGGCGACCACGATCATCAAGCAGGGTGACAATTGCCCAGATTCATCCTGGACCAAGATTGGTGAGGTTATGTGTGCTAAATAGAGACTTTAAACGTGGTTTCAGTACAAATGAAGATTCTCTTCTGCCTCCCCGGTCATACGTATTCCCGTGATTTTCTCCTGGCATGGACTGATTTGATGATGCAAGTGAGTGCCAAGGAACACCAGATTATGGTTGCTCAAAACGTGGATCGTCGGATGTGCGTAGCAGGCGCACCTGAGAAGGGTCCTTTTCACGGTCAAGATTATGATGCCGTTATGTGGATTGGTCAGGATGTAATTTTCAATAGTGATAATTTTTTCAAAATTCTGGAGAGTCCGCACAACATAACGGCAGGTATCTACATGACTGAGACGCTTCAGAACTTTGATGTGATTCTCAAATTTTCTCCAGATTTTCCTATGGGCAAGTACCTGCGACCTGATGACATCGTTGGAGGCTCCCAGTACCTGCAAGTTGAATATACTGGAATGAACTGGATGCTGGTTCGCAAGGGTGTTTTCGAGAAGATTCCTTACCCTTACATCTGGTCTACTCAGATGGACAGTGAGGAGGTGAATTTTTGCAAGATGGTCGGTGAGCCTATTTACATCGACACATCAATTCGCATCGGTAATCAGAAGCGAATGATTTTGTAAAGTCCAAAGGACTTTTCAAAGCCCAAACTCGGTCACGAGTTCATCCAAGTCGCGGTAGTACCGAGCGAGATCCTTTTTAAAGCGTGCATCCTGCTTTGCACCCGTCTTCACCAAATATGCTAAATTTGCCTTGCTGTACTTTGTTCGCGTCTGATTTTCTGTAGGTTTTCGTGGCATCTGCTTTTTAGGCTTTGCAGGAACTTCAGGCTCCACCGGGCGCTTGTCAATATACGAAAGCGCTTGCATGACCGTATCTGCCAAGTCATCCTTCTTTTTGTGTGCATCAAAAAACTTTATCCAATCTTCATTTATTTCACCTTCAATAAACTTGCGCGCCCTTTCTATACTCGCCTTCTTTCTTTGAGCGTACTTTGCTTTTCCCGCGCCCGCCACGTCAGGAATCTTGTGTCTGGCATCCCAGATAACAACTTGCTTTTCTTTCACTAAAAAATAGGTGTGTAAAAGGTTTTCAATTCCCTTCATCCCACGGTTGCGATCGGGTTGCTTCTCGATCAGAACTGTTTGAGCCTCGAGGATCCATGGTTTTTCGTTCAAGTGACGAATCATGCATGCGAAAATACCATCTGCGTGCATGGGCGGCACTCCAGATACGTCCCACCGCTGGATCCGTTTCGTCTTTTGATCTATGAGACACATTGCTAAATTCTTAATTCCACAGTCAATTGAGAGCAGGCTCATCTATTATTAAAGATTTATTAGGTTTTTAAGTAAATGAGCGAACAAGTAGAAGAATCTACGGATCTCCTCTGCTGGTGGTGTATGCACGGTTTGCCACAGAGACCGTGTATTCACCTTCCTATCAGATATGACGATAAGCTCGATAGATTTACGTGCATGGGCAACTTCTGCTCGTGGCCGTGCGCCAAGGCGTTTGCGCTCGACATGAACACATCCCGCTCTGGCGAGATGCAAATGTACCTGGCACTGATGAGGAAAAAGGCTTATGGTAAGAGTGTACCATGTTGGCCAGCTCCTAAGCGATGGGCGCTCAAGTGTTTTGGTGGAACAATGAGTATTGAGGAATTCCGCAAATATGGGGGATTCGTCGAACCTCCTATCGTACACTGGCCTAACGAAAAACTATACGTGCCTTTTATTGGCGGGTCGGTAGAAACGTCTGGTCAAAGTTTTAATTTTTCAAACAACGAAGGCTCTAAAAAGAAAATGCAAGCAATTGAAACTTCCACTACTGAAACGAGTACACTAAAAATCAAACGTAATAAACCTCTTCAAAGATCAGACTCTAAACTTGAAAACATTTTGGGAATTACGAGGAAAGGAAAGGAGACCCCCCCGACGAGCTAAGAGTACCAGGTGCAGGTGAAGGTCCTGTAGTTGAAGGTGGCATGGTCATAGGCTGGGGAGCTTGTGAGCCGTATTTACTCATTGTTGAGGTGGTAGTAGATGATGGAGATGGTGGCATCTGCGTCATTGCAGAAGCTGGTCCAGGGACTTGTGCTGGAGACGAAAAACCTGCGGGGCTCGAAACACCTGTCATGGGACTTGACACTGGGCGGGCTGAAGCGGGTCCTGGGGTCATACTACCTGGAAGTGGTGTGAAATTTGGATCTGGAAGCGACCCTTCGATAACAACGGGGGGAGGGACTGTGTAATCTACAGGCTTGTTGATAGAGTCCATGATGCTCGGTACCTGTGCAAACTGTGCAAGTCCTACAGCGACGAGAGAGTCGTCAATTTTTGACAAATCTCCAGGAATTAAGGCTGCCTGATAATACGAAACGCGCTTCATCTTATTTACATTTAAGACTATAATCCAGGCTATAATCAGCCCCATAAATAGTGACAATAGCCACATCATTACTGTTAGTCGCGAAAATTTAATTTATGTCTTTGTTTTTGTGTCGGCCTGGATTTTGGTGGAGAAATATCATTACTGCGATGCCATATTTCACCTATATGAGCGCGCCACTGAATAGACATTTTATCGAGAGCTTTGCGACATATAACACATGGAAACGAAGTACCTAACACACCGCCGTGTATATTTCTTTGAACGATGACGTCTCCATATTTGCGATGAATCCAGTGAGCAAATTTCGAACGCGAAACACCCTGACGCGAACATTCGAATGATAATTCCTTAATAAGTTTGCGCTCAGCGCAGCAATGGCAATCACTTTTCACGTAGGGCCCATACGGGACACCGGGTCGTGGTGCAAACCACGACCGGATACATTTGGTCTACAATCTATACACTCGTTCCTTTTAAGCGTGAGTGCACTTAAGACGAAGATGTCTATATAAAATAGAATGGCGAACCCTAATCTTGTAGAGACTCTTGTAAAGGAATTTGTTCAGAAATATGGTCCTGTAAGTGTCGTAAATTTGAAGAAAAAAACTGGATTTAAAAAGTGTTGGATTAATTCAATTCTTCATAAAAATTCCCACTATTTGAAAGTAGAAAAAACTCCATTGAGTCTTAAAAATACTCGCCCAGTTTGGAGTTGGTCTACGAAAAAGTGAATTTCGTGTCATGTCAAGGACTGAGGTTGAGCCTCCTGTTGCAAATTAACAACCTCCCACAATGCAGCACGTGTACCGCGATTACTTGCGTACCAAGTTTTCCGAGTTTTTGGGCGAGGGAGGTCTCACGCGCAATTGTGAACGGTCAGTTCTCAACTGGACTTGCAAAAAATTCGTAAGTGAGGAGGCGGCGTGGGACAACAAGATTTTCAGGAAAGTATACAAGCAAAAGGCTCAGCAACTGATTGCAGAGTTCAAGCGAGGAAATCAGCTTGTTGATCGCCTCAAGTCTAAGGAACTCGAGTCCAGCAAGTTGGCGTGGTACACCTCTGATGTACTTGACCCAAACGGTCTTTACTCGAACGCAATTTTCAAACTAAAACAAAAAGAAAATCAGATGGAGGCTGCAAAGGCTCAGATGGACGAGGACTATGTGGGTATGTTCAAGTGCGGTAAATGCAAGTCGATCAAGACGACCTACTATCAGCTGCAGACAAGGAGCGCGGACGAACCCATGACTACATACGTCACTTGCCTCGGATGCAACAATCGCTGGAAATGCTAATTGTAAAAAAAAATATTTAGCAATATTACAAATGTCCCTTTCCCGTTACGTCGGTCAGAAGAATGTCCTCGGTCACGCACTGACCTCCAGCGAGGTGAAGACCCTCCACATGGTTGAGCCAGGTGTCATGCACTACAAGCTGCGCGCCAAGGGTGGCAAGTATGTTACCCGCACCTTCAAGCCATCCTCTACCCCAGTCATGGTGGCTGAGCTGGAGAAGAAGATCCGCAAGGTTCGCAAGAACAAGGGCGGTAAGCGCGGTCCCCGTGCCCGCTCCAGCCCCATTGGTCTGGCTGGCATGAAGATCATGATGCGCCGTGGTCGCGCCCCCAAGGTGGTGCGTCGCCTGGTCACCCCAGGCGGCAGCATCGGTCTGGCTGCCATGAAGATCATGCCTGCCCGCAAGCGCCGCTCCGATGCCGGCAAGAGCCGCAAGGTGAGCCCAGGCTCTATGATGGGTCTGGCTGGCATGAAGATCGTGATGCGTCGCGGTCGTGCCCCCAAGGTGGTGCGTCGCCTGGTCACCCCAGGTGGCAGCATCGGTCTGGCTGCCATGAAGATCATGCCTGCCCGCAAGCGCCGCGCCGACGCTGGCAAGCGCCGCAAGGCGAGCCCTTCACCAAACTTCCTTCCCAACCCTTACCTGCGCAAGGTGCGCAAGAACAAGGGCGGTAAGCGCGGTCCCCGCAAGGCAAAGTCCCCACTTGCTCAGCTGATTGCATCCCTGAAGTAAATTGTTGGTAAATAATAAAAATGAAGGCTGCTGTACCCACTGGATTCCTGAACACCAAGCGTCGCGTTATTCTGTTGACCAATCAGGGCAAGTTTGTTTCCAAGACTTCCAAGGGCGGTGCCGTGTACAACCCCAAGGCAAAGTTCCACAAGAGCCCAGGTGGCACTGAGCGTTCTACCAAGTACTTGAAGAACCTCATGGACATTCCCCTGGCTATCCGCCCCAAGTTTGACCGCAAGGAGCGTTCAAACATCATGAAGAAGCGCGGTACATACGCTCCCCGCGTTCGCGGTGTGCGCGTGCTGCCCGTTAAGCGCTCAGGCTATCTGACTGAGCTGTTCGAGGGATACCCAGCCAAGCGCGGTGTTGGTCGTCCCCGCAAGGTGCGCCCTTCACCAAACTTCCTTCCCAACCCTTACTTGCGCAAGGTTCGCAAGAACAAGGGCAGCAAGCGCGGTCCCCGCAAGGCAAAGTCCCCACTTGCTTAGGTGCGTAAATATACTTAAAAACATTTGAACTGTCCAAGACATATGACTTCAGCAGGGTCACTTGTCCGTGTTTGGACAGACGTGGGTGCTCGCAAACCACTCCCACTTCTGGCTAAAATTGTTGAAAAGGATGGAGTTATTTTGATTATTAAATACCTCTCAGAAAACAAAATTGATGGTATTTGGCGTTACGAGGATGAGACGTATGAGGTGGAGGATTGCCCCGAGTCTATTGCCGAATATCTCAAGACTGATAATGAGGAAAATATAGGATTTAAACTCGTCGATGATGGTTTTGTAAAGATGGAGTCGGACGATGATTACGTCCCAGACTCTGATGAAGAGGACGAAGAGTCGGATGAGGAAGACGATGAAACCGATGAGGATGACTTTGAAGACGATTGTGATGATGAAGAGAATGAGGATGGGTCAGAGTCAGAAGATTCTCTTGATGAATAGTAAATGCAACAGAACATCGCTCTTTGGATTCTTGTCCTCTTAGTCATTTGGTTCATGTTTTTCCGCAAAAAATCAGATTATTGTGGTGCGTGCGGCGGGTCTATTGCCTGACTTAAAAACTAAAGGTATATATTAATAAATGTCCATAACCAGTAAATTTATCCAGGCGTTTGATTCTATGAACAAGGAGCATGTCGAATGGCTGTCTCATATGATTGACCTGGCTGAGTCATTGAACGACCCGGCAGCTCATATTAAGCTCGTGAATGAGATTAATATGAACCCCATGAAGATTGTGATAGAGCAACGCGATGCTCTTGACTGGGCGCATATTCACTTTTGTTTGTGCGGAGTCTATTCCAAGGCGGTTCTGAGAAAAAAGGCGTTTATCCCAGCCTAAAAAATTCAACTTTTAAAACAGGATGAGTTACGTATTCACACACGATTATTTCGGAACATCTGAAATTAAGGTATCACTTGATGAAAATGCCAGTAAATCTGCAAAATGGAAAATATTAGAAATTGGGTCATTTGAGGGTTCGTCTGCAGTTTATTTTTCAGATAATATGCTGGATAGTCCAGAAGCAGAATTGACGTGCGTAGATCCTTTCGAATCAAATGACCCAACTACGCCATTTTCTATGGAAGGAAATGATACGATGCATTTATTTATAAATAATATATCAAAAAGTAAGAATTTTCAAAAGATTATGTTTCATAGAATGTATTCTTCTGAATTTTATAACAAAAATACTAAAAAGTTCAATTTCATATATGTAGATGGGAGTCATCTGATAGATGACGTAAAGGTTGATTTTAACGAGTGTTTAAAGATACTTGAACTAGGTGGTTTTCTTGCGTTTGATGATTATTTATGGGGTGACGGCTCTATCAAAAAGTGTATAGACGATTTGTACGAAGAAAATAAAGACAAATTGAAAATCCTAGGGCACGGGTACCAGATTATTTTCCAACTTATACAGTAGATGGAAGGTTGGAAAAAAGGACTTTCAGTTTTATTAGTCTTATCTGTTTTGGGAGGGTTTATAACCCTTGTAGTGTTTTTAGCAGGTGGGTTTTACGTCGCTAAAAACCCAGATGTTCAAGCTAAGATTGTAGTCGCAACCTTTAATTCAAACGCTCAAAATATATATAGTTATTATTCGAATACTGTTTCAAATGTAAGCTGTCTCCCATTAACAGCAAACCTTGCGTACTTATCCGATCAGAATGGGTCTTTATCTATTAGCTCAGGGTCGTGCCCATCAGGAACTACTTCAGCAGGTCCCGCGAGAGGAGGATTCACAGTGTGCAATCCTACAATGTTAATGTCAAATGCGATGGTTTTAAAGTCTTTCAACAATTGGTCGAAGTGTATAAGTGGTCCAAGTTTTTCACCAGGTCCTTCGCCAGGTCCTTCACCAGGTCCTTCACCAGGTCCTTCACCGGGACCTTCACCAGGTCCTTCACCAGGTCCTTCACCAGGTCCTTCACCAGTCTCATCTGGTCTTTCTATGGCTCCTATTCCCTCAGCTATTCCCGCGGTGATTCCCGCAGCTATTCCCGCAGCTATTCCCGCGGTGATTCCCGCGGTGATTCCCGCAGCTATTCCCGCGGTGATTCCCGCAGCTATTCCCGTGGTGATTCCCGCAGCTATCCCCGCAACTATTCCCGCAAGGATTCCAGTGGCTATTCCCGCACTTCCACCATCTCTCCCACCTCCCCTACCTGCCCCACCGGCGCCCATTGGATGTTCTATTAGTAATTGGGGTGAATGGGGTTCTTGTTCAGTCGAGTGTGGAGCTGGGTTTCAAACGCGTTCTAGATCCATATTAGAACAACCCCAATATGGCGGAGCTTCTTGTCCACAAGATCTGACTCAAATGCAGGGATGTACGGGTACAGGAGCGTCGTGTAACATTGGTGGAGGAGGTCCAGGACGTGGTAAAGACGATAGGATGTACGATCCCCCTCCCCCTCCTCCTGTTGAGCCACCACCTCCACCACAGCCTGCTTTTGATTACTCGAATATTCAACTTCCAGAGGGTTTTGACCCTATGGGAATATTCTAATCAGTTTTGTAAAGCTCATTAAATCTATTTATGTAAAAATCAGTTGAAGTATTAAACTTGTACTGATCTCCATTGAATGTATAACCAGTTTTCTTGTTAATAAGTCGTTCTACAGAAACAAGATCAAGAATATTTTTTGTACATTCATATTTCAAATCTTCGAAATTCCATTCTTCAACGTATAAATGTCTAAGAATATCAACACGAGATTTAGGCAAAATTAGTTGACCGACAATACTTGTATCCGGCCATTCATTTTCTTGAATGTAATAAGTCTCAATCATTTGTCCAATGAGTAAAGCGTCGTCCATTTTTTTAAATCCTACGATAGATTTACGTGATTCTTTTTCAATATTCAGGGTAAAAACATGGTTTGGACTTGACTGAATAGTAAAGTATTTTTTATCTCTCCGAAGTGTTGAGAGTTTTACGATGGGGGGTGAGAGCACAATACTCATTCTTAATTTTAGTTAAGAATTAGTTTCTTAAGTGCCGCGTGAAAAAATTTCGTGTGATGTCTTTGGCTAAACTCTCAGCCTCTAGTAAGAATCAAGTCTTCCAAAATGTCTTGCGACCGTGAATGCTCTGTGTGCTATGGCGAGTCTGGACCTTTTGTGAAACTTTGCTGCTCTCATGAATTTTGCGCTGGATGCATCAAGACGTGGTACCTCAAGGGAACAGGGACAGGGTGTCCTATGTGCCGTCGCCCGATGTATTTCCGAGGGTTTCACAAGTTGCAGAATAAGTGGAACGAGGATGCCTGGGAAGGGCGATGCGCTGATATTTACAGCGATGCACTTAGCCAGCGCGTCACTGAACTGACCGAGCTTATTGATGAAGATTGTGAAGCGTTGGAAAACGAGGAGGACAGTGAAAGTGTCACGTGGCTTGCTCTCGAATTCTTGGAACTTGACATGGAACCAGAAATCTATATGAAGTTTCTGGATGAGGCGGAGGACCTCAGTAAGCTCGAGGTGGTAGATCTGTACCGCAAGTACCGCTTCAAGCACCTCATGCGCGAGGTGCTCATGCTTGAGCGTACGTACCGCTTTCTGAAGAGTGAGAACCTCTCTTCAGATGATGTTGAAGAGGTGCTCTTGTATTCGGACGAATACTATAGCGATCGCGGTATTGACAAGTGGGTCTGGTACGACGAACCAAAGAAGGAGTTTGCCACCAAGTACCCGAGCAAGGCGGTGGGCACAAGAGGGGGGAAGCGCTCAAGAGCCCGCGAAGATCCGTGGGCAGAAATGTCTTTCTACATTCTAATATGAACATAGTTATTTCTCGCTACAATGAGTCCCTCGACTGGTTAGATACTTGTCTGACCCCTGACCAGCGCCGCTCAGTCTGGATCTATAATAAAGGTCCAGACCACATTAGCGTAGATGGCGTCCCAGAGTCGCAAATAAAGACTCTTCAAAATGTCGGTCGCGAGGCTCATACATATCTCACTCATATAATTGATCAGTGGGACAACCTCCCAAAACACATCTATTTCCTCCAGGCTGATCCATTTCCGCACCTTGAAATTGAAGCCACTTTCGAAATGGTTCAAAAGTGGTTCGAGCGCTGGAATTATCAAATTGCAAACAAGGGATTTTCTCAGAATATTAATTGGGACGTTCATGCGAACGATTTCCACGAGTCTGGTACAGAACAAAGTCCATATACATTTGGTGATTGGCTCGAGAAGAATACTGGTAAGAAATTTGGATATCCACTCCTGTGGTATATAGGCGCATGCCTTGGATGCTCGCGAGGACAGGTAAAGTGCCGAACTCGTGAGTACTACGAAAGACTCAGGGACCAACTGATGACGCTCAAACCAGAGGTGGCTTATTACCTCGAGCGTTCTTGGTTTTACGTTTTTCAATTATAAATTTACTTTCTGTTTGTGATGAACAAGTTGAGATCCAATAATAACCAAAATGAATGGAATTATTACAAAGCTCACTATACGAGCCATTTGTGGTTCAATATTAGGAATTTGTTTGGATCTATGATATATAACTCCATCAAAGGTTTGTTCTCCTACATTATCCGCTTTTACATCTTCAATCCATTCAGATTGATAATTAAAAATCAGGACAAATGTCATGTATAATAAAAGAACCCCCAAAGCCTGGTGATGATGGACAAATTTAATATATGGATCGGACCATGCGAGTATATAAATTGATAGTAAAATTACAGAGTGTTTAATTATAAGACCCATCTCTGGATTATATCTATTGAGAAAGTGGAGCCATTGTTTACTTGTAAAGACAAATCCCAAAACTGCAAATGTTGCTGCTAAGCGAAGGTGTAGCATCTACTCATTCCGCAGATAAAAAGCACGAACGTAGGTTATTCAGTAATGGAGGCAATTGAGGCTGTTCTGAATCTGACCAAGGAGCGCGACGAGCTGGCAAGCACTATTGAGACTTATGAGGATATGCTTGCATCTCTGGTCGGTGAGACAGTGATCATCACTCTCGGACGCAAGAGCCACAAGCGTTTCGTGGAGTGCACAGTGACTGAGTTTCACGGTGCTGATGGGTGGGAGCTGACATCAACTGAGGACAGCGAGGTTTATATTATAACATTCGATGACTTTGTAAAGGGAAAGGTTCAGCTTGCGTAAAAAATATTGATAATAAATAAATGAACGTTGACAGTGTTGCTGATATTGAAATTCGCCGCGAAATGAACCCAATTGCTACCCCATCTTTCATGGTGGCTGCTCTCCTGGCAGTTATTATTTACTTTATCACGCGTAATCTTTCCCAGACCGCGTTGATTGTTGTCGCCGAACTTGTCCTTCGTATGATGCTCAAGTAATTTTCAAATGAAGTTCCTCGCAAAACTTTTGAAGTTCAGGGAGGATTTCGTTTACCCACGTCTCTTCGTCACGATTCACTTCGTGACTCTTCACCTGGTTGTTGTACTGCTCCACAAGTCGAGCATGAACAAGACCCAGCATCTGCAGATAAACCTGAATCTGAATAAACTCATATTCTGGTACAGAATTGAACAGACGGTTTGTCCGATTCTTGATTTCGACGAGGACCCTGGAACCATCCGGGCGTTCCTCGATCCGGTCGATCTTACCCACGATGACATAACGGGTATCACCTAGCCTGCACACCTCAATCTGATAGAACGAGTCATCGCGAACCAGGTGAACACCCTCATCTACTTGTACCTTGTCGCTCGTCTTGTCCTCTGAGCGGGTTCCATGGGTAGTATACACCTTGGACCGAATGTGCTCAATCACCTCAGCCTTCTGTTCATTATTTAATTTTGAATCAAAATTGATACGATCCCGAGCTTCATTAAAAACCTGCTGAACTTGGGTAGAATTCTGAGCCTTGATATTCAGGGCTGACTTGAGAACCTCCTTGGCAATACTGGAGACTGCGAGCGCCTCTTCAGCTTTGTCCTCCTTGGTCTTTCCCATGAACTTGTCTGGTGCGTATTTTTTCATGAGTTCATCCAGTACCTCAGACCGGGGCTTGTACCTGTGCCGACCAACCATGGCGGCGACATTTGAAGCTTTGAGAACCACACGGCTTGCCATTTCCTATTTAAAAGTTCTGCTCTCTAACTATATCTCGCAGTTTCGATTCTTGCTCGTCAGCAGGAGCGAGATCTTTTTAAAAATTCCAACGAAGATCCTGAAATCTGAGAGACGGCACCAGCAACAATCACAGGGTCCTTCACATTTTTTTTAATTTTAGTTCTTAATTGATCCTTGAGAGACTCACGGGCTTCTTCAACTATTTTTTCCATTTTTTCGTGGTACTCATCAATCACCTCTGGGTATTTTTTAATATTTAATATCTGAATTGAACGCAACCGGGGGACATACTTGTCAAGAATAGCGTTGATTTCAGGTTGAGAAAGTAATGTCAAAAAACGGTGGGACCGAGTTTGTTTCTTGAGAAAGGAGAATTCCATTCTAAAATTGTCAAAGATAAAAAACTCGCTTATGGTAAGATAAATGGATGGACCTACAAAACGCGAGAAAAAGCGCGAGTCTTCTAAAAAGTCGAAAGATTATTCCATCTACTCTAAAAAGGCTGTGAGAGCAAAAGAGAATATTTCGTGTGCTGTCAAGGTTAAGGGCAAGGTTGGCAGTAAGTAAAACAAACGCGCCTCATGAATACTCCCGGACTCAAGTTTTTCGCTGAAGCGGTAGAGCCCCTGTACCCACCCGGTCCCGGTCTCTACCGGACAGTCTCAACATACGGGATGGGCGATCGTCTCGAGTGCCAACCCAAGCTGAACGAGCTGTACGTCGTGTGCAAGGATGGGTCTATCCAGTCAGTTTACGATCCGGAACAGCCGATCGGCTGGGAGCTCATCGAAAGTGGCACAGAATTCTTCTACCGAGTGACTCAGGTTGGGTTCATGCCCAAGAAGTGTGGTCTGCGCTATCATAGCCGCACAGACGATCCTCCTGCGGGTAATCGACGAATCGGATCATGTGTAGTTCCCCAGTATGCTGAAATTACAGAACAGAAGGATGAGGGTGAAGAGGTGGACTCCAAGCTCGCCAAGATTGCAAAGTTCAATCCACTTCTGGCACAGTGTGCAGCGATCGTAGACGACCCCGTTCAGACGGATGCGATGGCTAAGTTTGCAGATGGAAAGATGAGCTACGCGGAGATGCGCGGACTGTGTGGTTAAACTGTCTATAAATTCATGTGATGTCGTCGCCGTCGTCTCAATA